GTCTGGTGTGAATACCAGATGCACTATCAACTAATTGACTTACTGTACCACTAGGTTTTACACAAGTGATTGCAGTTGATTGTGGTATCTTAAGTTTCTTAGCAAACTCTTTGTTAGTATCAACAGCAGATTGTCTAAGTCCAGATAGAAAACCTTTCTTAGGATTGTTAGTTGCGGTTGAGTCCATGATACCAGTAAGAGATACACCGAGTAATCTTTCTTCTTCAGTGTTTGATTTCCATATCTTTCTTATATATTTAAAATCTGTAAGAGTTGATTGGAATGTACCAAGTATCGTAGCTAACTTAACCTTTCTTGATAATTCTTTTTCACTATCAGTAGCACGAACTACAACCTCAGTTAAGTTACAAAACTGATAAGGTCTAAGAATAATTTCTGAACAAGGATTAGTACCGAAGTCATGTTCAATATCACGACGACCATTCAATGCAGATTTTTCTTTAGCGGCTTGTCGATTAAAGATACCTCTCTCACCAGACTTACTATCATACAATGACTTCCATTCTGTCATGAATAAAGCCATATCGGGAGTACGAGTATAACAAGCTGAGTTGTTAGCTAATGCTCTTTGTGGTTCAGTCATCCACCAAGAACCACTCTTAGCATTTCTCATTCTATCATCTTGTATATTGCTTAAAGATATCAAAGCACTTCGTCTAACACCACCTACAACAACAACCTCTCCAACTTTACAGACTAAGTCATGGCACTCAAGAGCGTCAAGCTTTCTACCTGCGGCGTTTTTAAATGTGGTAATTGCAAAGTCAAACAAATCTACAAGAGGTTGAGGCCCACTAGCACGACCACCAAAAGTTTTTAGTCTTGCACCTGCAGGTCTAATTCTTGTTACATCTATCTTAGGAACTTGTCCACCATACAACATAGCAATTAATTCTCTAAATGCTTTAGCCCAACCTTGTTTACTATCTTGTACTACAATAATAGTATCACTACTTTCAAACTCTTCTGCAATTGTAGGAAGCTCATCAACATAATCTCTTTCAACTGAGAAACCTACACCTGTACCACACAAAAGAATATACATAACTTCATCAAAGCTTCTAACATCATTGATAGGAATATAACTACAATTATATCCTGCGGTATGGTCTCTATCTAATGCTTCACCTGCTGTCATAAGTGCTCTCATAGATGGCATGATGCCTAAACTTAATACTGCATCTTCAAGTTCGGTTCGTAAATCTTTAGGTAGATTATATTTATTATTTTCTTTTAAATGTTTTTGCATGAAGTCAAAGTATCGTGTGACTGTTTCACTCCAAGACTCTCTGCGTTTATGTTCTTCAACAAATCTAGCATACCTTGATGCATGTATAAATTGTTGGTATGTGGTTGGTAATTGATTGTTAGACATTATTTTTCTCCTTCCGCTAACTCACCAGCAATAGCACTATAACCAACCATATCAATGTAATCATCTGGGTTATGTGAACCTGCTTTTGTTCTTGCAACCTTTAGTAAGGTCATCATTAATGCAACATCAAGACCAGTCATTGGTATATCAAGATAAGCCGACCACATCTTAGCTATATTATCGTGATTAATCTTTTTGTTTCCGTGTGTTTTCTCTCTATCAGTAGAGACAATACTCTTTGCTTTTTCTATTAGTTTTTTAGTGGAGACTTGGGTCATTGTCTGGGGTATCCTTTCCATCTTTTATTTTTTTAATTACTTCGTATTCCATTTCTCTTGCACCTATGTAGTATACAAGCTCTGGATTCTGTGTTACTAACCACCTTATACCATAAGCTAGTGTATCTACATTAGGGTCATCAGTATAGTTTATCATTTCTAAACCAACATCACCATCACCAGGTACGTTAGGAGTTAGTATAATATACGCATTGTCTTTTGTTATCTTCATTATTTCATCCAATCTAAAGGTATTTCTTTGTCGCACCATAAAAAGTTATTGGCTTCACACCAATTAATATAACTTGTCTTAGAACCTTTTCTTATTTTATTATTTGCATTCATAAAACAAAAACGAATATCATAGTCTGACTGTTCTTGTATCCACAAATGTTTCTTTCTGTCTTCTAGTTTTAAAACACCTTTTAATTCTACAAAGATATCTGTCTTAGGAAAATATAAATCGGGAAGATATGTTCTATCAATAGCTGGTTGTACAAAATCAATAACATATTCTTCGTACTTATATTTTATTTTTTTCTTTTGAAGACCAGTAACAATAGTCTTCTCAAACTTAGAGCGGTACTGGGCCATCTTCAACCATTCTTTCTCTTCTTAATTGTCGTTCACTTGGGCTTGCACTTTCATTCATTTCTTTGAATGTCCATTCTGGATTCTTTTTTAATCTTTTCATCACCCATCTAAATGACCAAGCACTTTGATACAATTGAAAGTTATGTATGTAATGTGTTTGCTTTGGCATCAACTCTAAAATATTATTGATAGTAACTTTCTCTTGTTCTTCTTCTGGAAGTAAAGACTTTAACCATTCAACTAATATGTGTTTAGCTTTGCGTCTTAATACTTTTATTTTTTTTCTATTCATTTATAGTTATCTCCTCTACTTTTGGAGTGTTCACTACCTTAGTCATGAACACATTAGAGTTGGCATATTTAAATATTCGAAGTCCATTACCCTCATTAGTATCACTATGACAATGAAACTTATGAGAACAGTATACGCACCCCACAGGAAGTTTATAATTCCCTGTCTTGTCATGTGGAATTGGTTGATAGCATTTTTCAGGTGGTTCTTCACTTTGTATTTTCTCCTTTAAGTTTTTAATTAATTCTTCTGCATTGGGTTTCATTAGTTCATCTGGTCTAAACAATGCAATCTCGCCTGATGATTTATCTACTGCAAACAAACCACCGTTACTAGTTGGTTCATTGTGTTCATATCCTGCAAGTTGAGCAACATATCCGAAGGGGTCATTCTCATATAGACTTCCAGTCTTGAATTTTTTAAATGACATTGGTGATGCTGACTTGACATCAACAACTTCACCATCTATCTTACAGTCCATATGACCAACTACATCTGCAACCTTTACTTTCTTTTGTTGTGCTGTAACTGTATGTCCAGATACTTCAACAAGAAATAGTAATAGATGTTCAAGCATATGACCATACAAAAATTTTAATTGAGTAGAAGGGTCATGTATCTCTTCTTTTCTTTCGATACGATTATCATACCATAGTTGACGAGCAGGTCTACCAATGATAGACATTCTCAATCCTTTGCCAGAACTCTTACGAGGCTCAAGCCAATCAAGTAAGGCTAGTTTAGTATTGTTTAAGAACTTATCTATCTGTTCTTCTTTTACATCAGGCTTAACTCCTGATGATATATTTGTTAGTACACTATTGATATCTTCAACTAAAGTATCTAATGTCTTAGTGTGTTTCTTGCCAGTTGTTTCCACTCTTATATTCTCCATTTAATGGGCATCGAATACCAAGTTCGACACCTGCGTTTACTATTGAATTAACTGCGAGTCTACCAAAGTCATCTGCTTGTTCTTCACGAACCTCATATTGAAATTCATCGTGAACATTAGCAACTGGTCTAGCCTCTAATTTATTTTGTCTTACATAACCATCAAGTAAGACTAGTGCTTTCTTCATTACGATAGCACCACCGCCTTGTATTAAGGTGTTGACGGCGGAGTGTCTGTTTCTGATGATGAGTCTTCTTCCGTCGATTGCTCTGAGCCAACCCTTTCCAGTAGCTTTTCCCACTCGTTGTCTAAAGTTTGCAAGGGCAGGAGTACCTCTGAGAAATCTGTCTTTAATCTTCTTGCCATCGCCTTTATTCCCTCCGACGATAGTTCCGAGTTTTTCGTCACCTGCCCCATAAATGAAGGCATAGATGAAAGTTTTTGCCTGGTCTCTTGTGCCAAGACCTGCAAGATTTTGATTTGTGCTGTGTATATCTCCATTAATGATAGCATCTATATATTCCTTATCGTTCATGTAGTGAGAAAGTATTCTTAATTCTAAACCACTTGCGTCTACTCCCACTAGTTTGTATCCACTTGGTACTACCCATAGTCCTCTGCATTCTTTTCCGTAGGGAGAATACACTGCAGGAACTTGAGCCATGTTGGGCGACTGATGGCTCATTCTACCAGTAATAGCACCATTTGTTATTACTCTTCCGTGTACTCTCCCATCTTCTGATACTGCATCTACCCAAGAACTAACTTGAGCTATTCTTTTTTGCAGTAAGAGAAAATCTCTTATCAGTTCTGCTTCTGGTATATCTTTGATACCTTCAAGAACTTTTTCATCTACAATTATATGTCCCTTGTCTGTAAACTTTGTAGGTTTCCACCCAAAGTATTGTAGATATCTACCTATCTGTTGTCGACTACCAAGATTAAACTCTTTCATTTCAATCAAAGAGAACTCTCCAGTAGTATTTTCCCACCCCTGTCCCAGACTATTCTTCAGTCCAACCGTACTTAGTGTGCCATCTTTACGATAGCGAGGTTTAACTTGTCTAACAAAGGTAGGTAAAGGTACAAATCTTTCCTTTACTTTTATTTCTATTTCGTTTATCTTCTCTCTAAGCTGACCTAATAATAGGTGAGCATTACCTAAGTCAAAAAGAAAACCATTTCTTTCTTGTTGTGTAATTATCCTAGAGACATCATGCTCTAATCTAATTGCATCTTTTGAGAAGTCGGGGTATCTTCTTATCAAATAAGTAAGAACCTTTTCCGTTACTTCTACATCTCTGATACAGTAAGTTAGCATCTCATCAGAGTACGCAGAGAAATCTTTGAAGTCTAACTTGTCGAACCTTAAAGTTTCTCCCCACGATTTAAGAGAGTGTCCACCCTCTCGAACAGGATTAAATAACCGAGACAATATAAGTGTGTCAATTACTTTACCCTCTTGATGTAGGTCAATGGCTAACACTTTGTGTATAACTGGTGCGTCAAAACCAATTATGTTATGACCTACGAATTCATCGTAGCTACTGACTAAAGTTTTAAACTCATCAAACTTGTCATCAGTAAATGTAAATAACTGTTTGCTCTCGGTATCTTTACAGACGATAAGAAATATCTTATCTGGTAAAGTACCACCAGTTATCATTGGTGTTTCTATATCTAAAAACAATCTTCGTTTCATTGTTGTCGCCTCGTTTATAGTTCATCTAATTCATTACTCATTGGCTTCTCTGTTTCACTAAGCCTACCAGTATCCTTGTCATAGTATAAGTATGTAGCTGGGCCAGTCATACCTACAAATCTATTCTTAAGTACACGCACACAAGTTGTATTCCTTATATGCACATCATCATTCTGTGCGTCTCTCTCTAATCCAATCACCATGTCAGATAGCTGACCGATAGAAGCTGAACCTCTTAGCTGCGAGAGGGAAGTGGCTGCACCTTCTTCGTGTCCCTTACCATCTGGTCTTCTTAGATGTGAGACAATCAATAAAGATATATCTGTTTCTTCAACCAAGACTCTTAGCTTAGTCATGATTTCATCAAGTGCTTTTCTCTCATCACCATACTCTTGAGAAGATACAATCATACTGACATGGTCAAGTACAATGTACTTACAATCCAAAGCCTTAGCCATGTATCTAACTCTTGATACAATATTGTCTACTGAATTAGAACCAAAGTGTTTGTAGAAATAAAATCTACCAGACCCAATAGTCTTGTCAAAGTATTCTCTCTTCTCTTCTTCACCAATGTGAATGTCTGGTCTACGCAAAGGAAGATTAGCTTCAACACTCATGATATCTAATGCAGTAATCTTAGGACTTTCCTCAAGCATAATCATACCAATCATTGAGTCTGTGTTCTTGTATAGATTG